CCATAATTTCCTTTGAGACCCATCTGGATAAGTCTGCGGTCAGCGATGTAGCGAATATAGTGTTTGACATCATCCGCCGATAAGCCTTCCACTTCGCCCATCTCATACGCCAAGTCAATAACTTTATCTTCAAGTCCAACTGCATCACGAACCATCTGATAGATATCTGCTTTAAAGTTGTCGTTAACGATTCTTGGATGCTCTTCACAGAAAGTCCTAAACAGTTTGACCATGCCTTCACAATGCATTGTTTCATCGCGGATTGACCATTCGACAATCTCACACATGCCTCTCATTTTACCAAAGCGTTGATAATTCAGCAACATTACAAAGGCACTGAACAGGGACATCCCTTCATTAATTGCAGAGCGAGCAACTGCCTTAGCAAGTCCTGAGTGGCTGTTTACGTCAATGTCAGACATGAACTCTATTTTTTCAGCCATTTGCTGGTATTCAAGGAACGCAGAAAACTCTTCTTCGGGGAGGCCTAATGTGTCGTTGAGTAAAGCGTAAGAACGCTGATGCACAAATTCACGATTAGCAAAACTAGTAAGCATAGCCCGTATTTCGTTATTCTTAAATTTAGGTATGTAGTATTCCAAGTAGTTTGTTCCAACTTGGACATCCGACTGCGTAAAGAGTCTAAGGATTTGTGTAATATGGTTTCTTTCGACATCACTAATCTTCCCAGACTTCCATTGAGATACGTCTTCTTGTAGCGAGGCCTCCCACTCACCCCAATGGATTTTTTCATGCGAGATTGCCTTTTCCACAGCCCAAGGATAATGAAAAGGTTTGTACGTTACGTTAGGTTCTAATAGAGACACTGCCCACCCCGTTGTTGTTTGTTGTTTAATAGGTTCGATTTTGTAGGTATAGCTACTGCTTCTTTTCTAGCAATAGTATTTTGTTCTGAAGATCATTATTTGTTTTTATTAAAGACTCAATAGTTTCTACACAATCATTAAACAATCTTGTGTAATCTGGGTCTATATCTTTGATTAGCTTTAGTCTTTCGAGAAGTGATGCAGGATTATTCATATGTATGTAACTCCTCCATTGGAAGTAGGTGATCTTTTCCTACAACTTTTCGTGTACCGTACCCAAAGTTCCTTTCGGAACACTTGTTCATAAAATCTTCCTTACTGATCCACCCGGCAATCTCTACGAAGTCTTCGTTATATGAGCCGTATGCAAGCACAGCGATGTCTGACTTAAACTTATCGAAACTATCAAAGATCAAGAATCCATTTCTGTATGTAGACAACTTAACATCTACAGTTCTGCCGTCATCTAATATGTAATCAATTCCATCATCAGCGTATACAGTAACTTCAGTGGGTTTGAGATTATACAGTTTAGCGAATGCTAGCTCACCTCTGAATCCCATCTCATTACCCTGCTCGCGTTTCATTTTTTCTGTCCCCTCTTTAAGGCGGGGTTTGGCACCTTGGCCCCTACAGATACGAACAGTCTCTTCTCCTTTGTGTTTACAAACCTGAAGATCCTCTTCGGTAAAATCAATGCGAATCATTTTTCTTCTCTAATTCCAATTGAATTATTTTATTTTCAAGCTTGGCTATCTTATTAGATTTTTTCTTGACCGAAGCTTTGAGGAGCTTCATCCAAAGCTTTAATAGTTTCCCTTCTAAGTGCTTCCATTCCTTTGTCATAGCCATTCCCCCGTTCTAGAGCGACTCGTTGGTTGTGTGTTACGTTTTCGTACGTATCAAATAGTTCCTGCATTCGCATGTCTGCGAAGATCTCTAGCCCTAGCAGGGCATTCATTATCTGATCCTCGTTCATGTTCTCAGCAGATTTGATAAGCGATTTAATGTCATCCACAGTATGCCAAGCTGACATAATAGAATCGTGTAAAGTATTCATCGATACTGGGACGCAACGATCATCTACATGCATGCTATTGATTATCATTAGCTGTTCAACCCTTCTTCATCGTCCCACCAAGGAACTGCGTCGAAGTCAAATGATTCGTGATTTGGGTCCCACTCTTGAATGATCAGATCAAATGCCTGAATACGGAGACTGACTTGAAACGCATCTTCTTCCAAGTCATTAACGACATAGCTGTTTTTACGTACGCCGTTTTTGATCTCTTTGTATTCGTTTATCAATCGTTCCCGGCTTTCTAACAAAGCGTTAGCTACCACAGCTTCGACTAATTGGCCCACTGTTTCTTCTAAAGCGGAATTAAAAATATCACTTTTAAGTAATTTTTCTAAATACATATATCACCTATCTATGATTATCCTTCACAAGAGACGCATGTCTGGTCAAACTCGTAATCCTTTAAGGCTTCACGATCTACCTTCTTACCGACTTTATCTGCAGTCACTCCTGCATTAGTCCTCAGATAGTATAGCCCTTTCAAGCCTTCCTGCCACGCTTTAAAGTGAACTTTGTTTACAATCCCTAAATCTTCTCCTGCTGGGAAGAAGACGTTGACGGACTGTCCTTGGCAGATGAATGGCTGTCTTTTGGTTGCGTGTTCTACAACTTGTTCTTGATTGATCTCAAACGCAGTTTTAAAGATATCCCTCTCAGAGTCGCTGAGGAATTCCAAATGCTGGACAGAGCCTTCATTCGCAATAATGTCTTTCCAGACACTTTCATTGTTATGCCCATACTTTTCTAATACCTCAACTAACATTTTGTTTTTGATCAGATGAGTACCCGCACGTGTCCGGTGAGTGTAGGCATTGGATTTAATTGGCTCAATTGATGCGCTAGATCCACACAGAATAGAGCTATTGGCATTCGGGGCGATAGCTAACAAGTGTGCGTTACGCATCCCTGTACCCTTCATGTCGGGTGCTTCACCGCGTTCAACAGCAAGCTCCTTAGATGACTCCACAGCATCTTCCTTGATCTTTTTAAACATCTGATAGTTTTCACTGGCAGATCTCCAATCGTCCCAAGCGAGCATCTTGCTCTGCAGATAACTGTGGAATCCTAACGCACCTAAGCCGATGGAGCGTTCTTGTGTTGCTGAGTATACAGCTTTTTCCAATTCGCTAGGAGCGTGTTCGATAAAGTAGTCAAGTACATTGTCGAGAAATCTGACCAGATCTTTGACCATTCGGGTGTCTCGCCAGTCATCCCACTTTTCAAGGTTGACTGAGGAGAGACAGCAGACTGCTGTACGCTCTTCGTTAGTTGCGAGATGGATTTCGTTGCAGAGGTTAGACCCCATAATCCGAAGTCCAAGCTTTCTTTGACTTTCTGGCAAGCATCGATTGGCTGTGTCGATAAAGTTGATGTAAGGTGTGCCAGTTCTTGACCGAGCTTTAAGTATTCTGTCCCACAAGCTTCTAGCTTTGACTGTATCTCGGATAGATCCGTCATGTGGGTCTCTAAGTTCCCATTCTGCGTCATGTTTCAATGCCTCCATAAATGCATCAGGTATATTGACTGCGTGAAAAATATTGAACAGTTTTCTGTTCTCGTCGCCCCCAGTAGGATCTGGGGATTCAAGGAATTCATGAATATCTGGATGGCTCACATCAATGTAGGCCGCATAACTTCCTCTGCGGGTAGTACCTTGATGAAACGCCAGAATATCTGAATCCATTGTTTTAAGGAAAGGAATTGTTCCCGGGGATTTATTGCTAACACTGCGTACGTCAGACCAGTGACCACCAACCCCGCCCCCACTTACAGAAAGCCAAGCCACCTCAGACTTATGCTCAATAAGCCCTTTAACAGTATCAGGTACGTAAGAAAGGAAACAACTAATAGGAAGACCGCGATTCTTTCCTCCCGGGGCGGGGGCGTTACTAAGAATCGGGCTAGCATACATAAACCATTGTTTAGAGACATAGTCGTATATCCTCTGTGCAAATTCTATGTCGCCTTTGGAGTAAGCTAATGCGGCTCTCGCAAATGCTTCCTGACTGTACTTCTCACCGGGGAGGAGATAAAACTCAAGGAGCTTTTTTGCTTGTTCAGTTAAAAGAAACTCTCTTTCAAGATCGATGTG